GGCGTATTCTCAGGAAAGGAGCAATCATGAAATTCACGAAACGCGCATACATCAAAGCGCGGCAGAACTGCCCAGAAGACGAACGCGAAGACACCACCATAACCCTCTATGACTACGAGGACGCGAACGAACTCAACAGTATCCCGGTATCACTACTCTACCTGCTGGAGTGCCATGCGTTCGTCAACAGTATGGACGAATTCAACATTCTCGAATACTGCCTTACAGCCGAATCGTTCGATCTCATAGGCTTCGTGAAAACCTACCGGGACATGCTCAGAAAAACCGGCGACTTCTGGACGCCCATGAAGTTCATCACCGCAAGCCCGAAACCCGTGGACGGTACCCCACCCGTCTCCTATTATCCTCGATGCGGAGCGTTGATCTGGCCGGACACCACACAACGCTGCATCAACGGGCAACCCGAAAACGACTCCGAATATTACCGACGAATCCTCGAAATCTACAAGAACAAACCCAGCCCGCTGTTCTGCCACAATTGCGGGCAACGCTTCAAATACGTCGGCCAAGACCAACCAGCATACAAGCATCAAAGCAACCGAGCCGACATCCTGCGCACGCTCAAACTCAAAACGGAAACACAACCGACGTTCGATCTGGCGAAGCTCAACCAATGATCGGCGAACCATTCTCGTTCAACCTGTTCATTCCCGGCATCCCCGCCAGTAAAGGCTCCTACCGGCCAATCACCGGCAGGAGCCGAACCACAGGCAAACCCGTAACCCGCCTAATACCGATGGACAAGAAGGAACGCCCGTGGCGTGACCACGTGCGCGACACCATCCTCAGCCACAAACACCCAACCATCCCACCCAACTCACACATCAAAATAGAAACCACGTTCTACCTGCCACGCCCCAAAACCATCCCACCCCACAAACGCAAACACCCCACAGTCAAACCAGACATAGACAAACTCCAACGCGCCCTATACGACGCCATCACAGAAACACACATCTGGAAAGACGACTGCCAGATAACCGACGTAACCAGCCACAAACGATACGCCGACAACACCACCACCGGCGTATCCCTCACAATCACATGGGAGCCAAACCAATGAAAAAACCAAACGAATTCGACTACTTCCGCAACAACAACAAGCCGGAGAAAAACACAACCAGCTATAAAATCGGACGCATCCTCGGCGCCCTACTCATCACCATAACCGTCCTACTCATCACCACAGGCACCATAGCCCTACTCAAACTCCTCATAACCTACATCCTCGCGTAAGGAACCATCATGCCCCTCAGCCAACACAAAACCGAACTAGCCCTCCAATGGCACCGCAAACACTACAACACCGAATACATCGCCCAACTACTCAACACCACCCCAGAAGAAATACAAACCATCATCAACCAACAACAACAACAAACTAAACTCAAGAAAGCATAAAATACCCCTTATGAGCAACGTA